TGGGAAACAATCAAAGAAACAGCAAGCACTCTTTGGGAAAATATCAAAAACATCATCCAACAATATTTGGACGGCATTGTTCAAATTTTTAATAGTGTACTTGAGTTGTTGGGAACAATTTGGGATACAGGTTGGAATGCTCTTATTACATTTTTAGCACCAATTTGGGAAGGTATCAAGTTAGCAGTTCAAACAGGTATCGAAGCTATCTCTACATTCATTCAAACAGCTTTGACAACTATTCAAACAACTTGGAACACCATTTGGGAAACAATAACGGCATTTGTCGGTCCTATATGGACTGCAATTTCTGAAACCGTGACTACAACTTTAACAACTATTTGGACATTCATTCAAACTGGATTAGAATTCATTCAGTCTATTTGGTCTAGTGCTTGGGAAATTATTAAGGCAGTTTTTGCAGCTATTCTTTTAGTTATTGTAGGGCTAGTGACAGGCAACCTTGATTTGATTAAAGAGGCTATTTCAAATGCTTGGACTATAATCCAAGAGAAAACAAGCGAGATTTGGAACACAATTACGACTTTCTTGTCAGGAATTTGGGAAGGAATAAAATCCGCAGCAAGTACAGCTTGGGAGTTCATCAAAACCACTATCAGCAATGTGATGGACGGAATCAAGAACGGCATTGAAACAGCTTGGAATGCTATCAAGGACTTCATTTCAAATGCTTTAAACAATATCAAGTCAACAGCTGAAAATGCTTGGAACAATATCAAATCTGCTATTTCAAATGCGATTGAAAATATCAAATCCACCGTCACAAACGGTTGGAACAATCTAGTAAGCACGGTTACGAATGCCGGGCCAAGGATTGTATCGGCTGTCAGAAATGGTTTTGACAATGCAGTGAATGCTGCTAGGAATTTCATCAGTAGTGCTATCAGTGTCGGAAGGAATCTGATTATGGGCTTTGTTGATGGTGTAACAAGCGCAGCAGGCGCATTGATTGATGCAGTGGGTGGCGCAGTTCAAGGAGCGATTGATTGGGCGAAAGGTTTGCTCGGAATTCATTCTCCTTCCCGAGTTTTTAGACAATTCGGTGTTTACACAGATGAAGGTTTCATCTTAGGAGTGAACAGTAAGGCAGGCGCAGTCGTCAAATCGGTAGGTAATATGGCCCAAGGGGCGATTGATGCATTTACAGGTAAAGACCTAGCTGGTAGTTTGCAGAATGAATTAGGCGCAGTAGATGGTGAATTAGGAAGATTGACAGCTTATGATCCATCAGTTGACTTCAACGGTGGCACAATCACAGTTGGACAACAAGCAGCAGACATTGTTCTTAAAATGGGGAATACAGTTTTCAGAGCCTTTACCGAGGATATTACCAACGCTCAAGAAATGGAATTGATTTTAAGTAATTATTAGGGAGGAAAGCTATGTATGGTTACTCAAATCTAGAGAAAAATAACGATGTCACGGCTTTTGAGCCTAGTGATAACATGTCAATTAACGGTACTTCTTTAAATCAACTGATTGAAGGATACAGACACCTCACAGTTACAGGAAGAGGTTTACTAGGTCAGTCGGTGAAAACAACTTCTGTCCCCGGCCGTCGTGGTGTTTGGGTAGAGGATATTTCAGACGACGAGCGGCAGCTTGAGATCAAGTACAAGCTCGAAGCTGATGCTAGCTCCAAAATGCGTGATAAATTCGCGAAATTAAATAAGATTTTACGAACTCACGCAAGTAGCGGCTTCCTCGAAATCACTTTTAAAGACGAACCCGAGTATGTCTATTACGGATATTTCAGCGGAGCCGATGCCATCGAAGAAAAAAGCTTGTCTATCATCAGCAAGTTCACTCTTCTTGTGCCAGATGGCTATAAGAAAAAATCAGCCCAGAACTCAACTGGGCTTGTTTCTTTGTCGGATGCCCTGGAAGTCCTGCCTGAATCCATCACGGTCACACCGACTGGAACAGTGAACCAAGTACAAATCATCAACGGCACGAAAGTATTATCTTTTTCTGGCTCGTATGCAGCTGGAAAAGACATTGTTGTGACTTTTGGAGATGAAGAAGTGACTGCCACTTACAACGGCAGGAGCATCCTTAGCGAGCTTGAGCGGTTTAGTCCGCTTGAGCAATTTACTGTCAGAAATGGCGATACTATCACAGCTAAGAATGCTAGTGTTAAAAAAGTAGTTTGGAGGGATGAGAGAGCATGATTTATTTGTTTGATAAAGATGAGAAATTGATCAAAATCATCAGAAAACCAGCTATTAAAACCGCCCTACAAAAATACTCTCTGGCTAAAGAACGCTATGTGTCTGACAGACTGACTGTCGAAATGAAAAGCCTGAATGATGATGAACTTGAAAAAGTAGAGTATATGGCTATCCAGACCATGGAAGATGCCCACACATTCCACTATTTTTATGTCGCGCAAAAATCATCAGAAAATTTAACAACGTTAATCGGTGTCCAGTCTGGGATTGAAGAGCTGAGAAAATCTCCGGTTTTTGACAAGCGCCCTAAAAATGCTTTTGCTAGAGAGGTCATCAACGATCTGCTATCTGGCACCAACTGGCAGGCTCGTTTTGTTGGAGAAACTACCCCGCACAGCACAAACTTTTATTACATTTCTGTCTTTGATGCACTCAAGAAAGTGTGTGAAGTCTGGGACTTAGAGATGCAATTCTTTGTTGAGATGAACGGAAACCGAATAGGCGCTCGGTACATTGATTTTAAGCGGAAGATTGGTCAAGCAGTTGGCAAGCGTGTGGTTTATGGGCATAACGCCCTGCAAATCCTCCAAGAAGTCGAGCGGACCAACATTTTCACAGCTTTGGTAGGTCGCGGAAAGGGTGAGCAAGTCAGCTCTGCTGAAGAATCTGGGAAACAAACAAATGGCTTTGGTCGGAAAATCACCTTCGAAGATGTGGTCTGGTCAACAGCTAGCGGGAAACCAGTCAACAAGCCGAAAGGGCAGAAGTATGTTGAACTGCCAGCTATGACAAAGATTTACGGCATCAAGAACGCTGACGGCTCTATGCGCCCTAAAATTGGCTTTGTGGAGTTTGCGGAGGAAGAAAATCCAGAGGTTTTGATTGAGCGAACCTATAAAGCTTTAGTAGATGCTGCTAGACCGCAGCTAACCCTAAAGACCTCAAGCGTGTATTTGCGAGGTGTAAAAGTCGGTGACACTATCCGAGTAGTCAGACATGACAAGAAGCTAGATTATGACACCCGCATTTTTGAAATCACTTTTAACCGTTTGAATGACCAGTCAAGCGACATTAAGTTAGGAGATAGGATTGGCGAAAGCAACGAAGCAAAGGCTCAGACTATAGCTGAAAAGGTCGTAGATGATTTTGTATCAAATGAATTTTCGGACTTTGTACAAAAATTACCAGATTTTTTGCCAAGCCCCGATGGCTTCAACAACAACTGGTACGGTGCTGAAGATCCTACTGTAAAATATCCTGGCAAAGTTCTTATCAATGATATTTGGTTTAAACCAGATCCTGAACATGAAGGGCATAAAATTATGCTCCGTTGGACAGGAGAAGTTTGGGATGAAATATTGCGTTCTTACGATAAAGAGTTGTTAACAAAACGGATATCAGAAGAGATAGCTAACTTTGATAAAACTTTCCAGTCAGTAAATGAGCAAAATAAAGAGAAGATTGATGAAATACTACAATCATCTGGCGCAAGTAGTTTACTCGCTCAGGAAGCGAAGCGGATTGGCTTGGATTCGATTAGCAAGCTTGAAGAATTCAAGAAACAGGCTATGAGCGCTCAGACGGTTTTATCGGGTGACTTGGATGTTCTGAAACGGACGGTCAACAATGAAGTCAACCAAGCGTCTGAACATCGCAGGACAATCACTGAGGCCCTTAGTCGTATGACTGGCCAGATGGACGGATTTGCGACGAAATCAGAAGTCAATCAAGGCATTGACGGATTGACTCAGACTTTCGCTAAGATGAGGGTCGGTGGACGGAATTTGTTAAGAGGTTCGAAAGGACCTTTTCTTCCAGACAGGAAGCCAGCAAATTTTGACAACAACATTCTGTATGTAGGAAACACATCTATCTACATGGAACAGGGGCAGGAATATATCGTTTCTGCTAAAACAGACGGGAACTTTACGGCTCTTCACGATGGTAATAAGGAATCCGACGACGTAGTTCTTTGGATTATGGACAA